GTTGCGATGTACTTCTCTCGGTTTTGAACGACCAACTCTGCTGACGGGGCCAGACACAAAACACGCTTCCCGCTGGCCTCATGGACCTGCCGCGCAATATCTGCCACCAGGAGCGACTTTCCTGCGCCAGTAGCCGCCTCAATAAGGCACGGCTCGGTAGACGTGCGGACCCACGACATGATCGCGTCCACAGCCTCTCTCTGGTAGGGTCTTAGGTTCATGCGCTAACCCACCTTCCAGTAAACGCTTGGCTTACCACGGAACGGCTCAAGGTCTGCGTCTGGCGCAAACTTCTTGATGGCTTTCGCGTAAGACACAGATCCAATACGTTCAACCTTAGTCAGTTTCCGACCGTCGATAAGTGCATTATTCCCCTTGGCAATTTCAACCAATTCTTTCAGCACATCGTCTTTGCGCTCTTTTGTGCGAGACTCTGCCTCGCAAAGATCGTCCCACTCCATCATCAGATGGTGGGCGCGGTTGGTGTTTATCTCAACGCGCTTCGGTGCAAGATGATCCTCGGGTGCCTCGCGCTCAGTCAGATATTCGTCATAGAACGCCCTCAGTATCGGGATATTCTCTGCGCACCAGTGCGGGTCTGCGTGGATCGTATCCAAACTTGTCGTGTGTGGTGCCCACTGCCAGAAGTAAGTCACCGCCCGCCCCGTAACGACCATCTGCACCTGCATCTGCGCGTAGTAATGCGGCAACTCTTCTATGCTTTTGTGTTCCCCGCCGTCGCGCATGCTGAACGGGCACTTCACCTCGATCAGTGCATCTTCCCCGATCAGTCCGTCTGGGCTGGCTCCTAGCCAATCGTCGTATTCAAAGAACCCGCACTCAACGACCTTAACGCCGGTCGCCATTTCGAAGTCTTGGATGGCCCCGGCCTCATGGAACACTCCCCATTGCGTAGCGACATTGCCTTCAAACTCGCTGTCAGCGCCATGATACTCACGCACCATAGCCCGCATCACATCTTCGCGGCTCATGTACGGCGACAACCCTAAGATTGCCCCCACGGCGCTGCCAGTCACCCTACCCTTGCGGGCTGCGAACCATTCCGGTGATCTTTGCTCCATGTTATTCTCCGTGATATTGCCAAAGGACGGCGTTGCAGTACGCATGAACAGCCCCGATGGTCATCCCCGTTTTATGACAGTGGTGCAGGTGAATAGGATTACTTAGGAAACCATCAGGAAAACGAGACCAGTTTATTCTTTTTTTTGTTACGGAAAACGGTGGGTTTTCGTTTATGTCAGACTTGCAGTAATAACACTTCCCGTCCTGCCTAAACTGGTATTCATGACGAACCATCCTGCGTTGATATGGATTCATAGCCTTGTAATTTTGTGGTAGTTCCATACTCATTCTCCTCTATATAAAAAAACCACCCACGCGGACAGGAATACTCCTGCTAATCGGTGTCGGGAACCTTCGCGTGGGTGGGTAGTTAGTCGATCATCCCTAGAAAGGAATCTCGTCTGTATCTGCGGACGACGGCTTCGCGGGTGCAGAACTGGCTTCCGAAACGCCGCTACCCTTTGGAGCGACAGCCTGAACCCAGTTGCCGGACATCTTCTCGCCCATCGTGCCTTCCATCTCCCAGACAGCCAACTTCACGACCATCTGCTTGTTCAGCAAAGCAGATTGAAGATCGTTGTCAGTGGGTTTGCCGTTGTTCTCCATCAGCTTGCCACCAGCGTTGGTGTCAATTGCAGCCAGCATCTTCTTGGCCTTGTCGCCCTGCGCCTTAGCCTTTACTGGGTCTTTCTGGTTTGGGTTGTTACCCAAGACCCACAGCTTCTGGAAGACCTTTCGGTTCTTGTATGCTTCAGGCTTCAGCACGGTCCACCGCAGCGAGATGAACTCGCAGCTATCCTTATTGTCCCACTTCGCCTCATCCATAGCAGCCTGAACCTGTGTCCCGTCAGGGATCGGCTCCATGCTGCCGCCATCAAGCTCGAACTCGCCTGACGCTTTTACGCTGTCGCCATCGGACAGACCCCAAAAATCGCTCATTTGGATACTCCTTTATCCATACCTGGGATGATGCCTGCGAACGGGTTTTCGCCCTCTTTCACAGTAATTTCTTCAGTCAAACCATAACGGTTCTTCGACACGTTCGCTGCTGACGCATGGGTCACAAGAACCCGTGTCCCGTCGCTGATCGCTTTCTTTCGCTCTCCGTCCCCAGTGGTGAACGTCTCCAACTTGAGGAACCCAACGATGTCGCTGTCATCGACATACGGCGCAACAGACTTCTTTCCAAGACGCAGTGAGTACCGTGTGTATGGGTCTTGGTCAGGCAGTTCGATGGTCTCTGTATCAGCGTGAGCAACAAAGATGACATGCATCCCACGGCGCTCATTCAGAATACCGCAAGCCTTGCGGACACGCTGGTGCATAGATGCAACAGTAGACAGGCCAGCGCCATAACCACCCATAGCCTGATTGATGCTCTTCGGCTTCTTCGGATCGCTATCAATGACGTGCTGAATGAATAGCCGCTCAAGCGCAGTGACGCTATCGACGATCAACGTCCTGTACTTGTGGTCCTCGCTGACCAACGCTGACAGTTGATCCCAGAGATCGTCCACTTTCTGGAGGAGCGGAAATGCATCTGGTCGCTTATCAACGGCGATAGATTGCAAACCGTCTTCAGCGCGGATAACAATTGGGTTTGGCCATGTTGCGGCAAGGGTTGTCTTCCCCATTCCGCTGTCGCCGCAGATCGTCGCAATAACTGCGCGGTCCTTCGGCTTGGACACTTGGGATAGAACAGACATCATGTCTCCTTTCTCTCTTCTTTCCACGAACTTGACATTAGGTCTTCGACAATACATTGTCAACAACAAGATGTCGAAATCAAAAGGGAAAGAGTCGTGACGATAGATCAGGTCAGGGCCGCGCTACAGACGGCTAACCTGTCAACCCTAAGTCGGGTGACCGGGCTTCATTATAACACCATACGAAGGATAAAGACGGGTGAGAACACCAATCCAACCACGCACACATTGACCACTCTTTCAAAGTACTTCAGCAGGAAATCAAATGATTCACAATGAGTTCCGTGACGCTGGCTACAAGATATTTGGTCTGCTCGGCCCCGTTGACCACGATGGCAGGCCGCTCGATCCCAGGATGGCGTACAAGAAACCGTACTCATCCGGTTGGCAGCACACCCCAGACTGGTCTGACGAACAGTGGGACACCATGCATGAGATGGGCCAGTTCTCCACCGGCTACGGCGTCCTCATGTCGGGCATCATGGTTGTTGACATCGACGCTCGCAATGGTGGTGTGGAATCATACGAGCGTCTTCTTGAGGCTATCCCGTCTTTGGCGGGTGCTGGTCTTATCGTCACCACTGGTTCTGGTGGCGGTTCAAAGCACCTCTACTTCAAGTCGGCGGGCATTGCGCTGGTGCAGTCTCTCAAGGATTATCCCGGCATCGACTTCAAGTCGTCTGGCTATGTGGTCGGACCTGGGTCACTTCATTCAAGCGGGGATCGTTACGTCGTGGCCGTTGGCTCTCCCGAAGAGATCGACGACGCTCCGCCTGCGCTGATCGAGGCTCTACAGAAGCCTGAGCATCACCGGAACGAGTACAATGGATCGGTCATGGATGTGTCTCAGGCAGACATTGCCGACATGCTGGCGCACATCGACGGGTTCGACGAATATGACCGTTGGGTTGAAGTCGGTATGTGCGTTCATCATGCTACTGACGGCACGGGCTTTGACGTGTGGGACGACTGGTCACAGAAATCCAGCAAGTACGCTCCAGAAGACATGCACAAGAAGTGGCACAGCTTCGGGAAGTCCGCCAACCCCAAGACCATAGGCACGTTGATCCACCTTGCGGAGCAGGGTGGCTGGCAACAGTCTGTCACGTTCACCCCTACCGTTGACTTTGATTTCGCCACCCCGACCATCCCAAAGGACAACGAGGTTGATCTTCTACGTCCACCGGGTTTCGTCGGGGAGGTTGCTGCGTGGATAGAGTCACAGTCGCGCCGACCAAGGGAACGCCTTGCGGTTGCTGCGGCGCTTACGGCTGTCGGCAATCTGGTCGGCCTGCGCTACAGGGACGAGCGGGACAACGTGACGGCCAACCTGTTTTCGTTCTGTGTTGCCGGTTCCGGTACGGGCAAGGAATCCATCCAGCAGGCCATTGCGGAGATCCACGCCGTAGCGGGTATTAGCGGGGCCACGCACGGCGCTATCAAGTCTGAACAGGAGATCATGCGCAACATCGCCATCCGCCATCAGGCGGCGTTCTACGTCGTGGATGAGATCGGTTTGTTTCTCCAGAAGGTGAAGAACGCCCAGGTCCGTGGGGGGGCAGCTTATTTGGAAGGAATTACCGGCACACTGATGTCGGCGTACTCCAAGGCCAATGGGCGGATGCTCATCACGGGGGATCTGCGCGACGATGTGAAGTCACAGATCAGCAAGGAGGTCGCTTCTCTCAACCGCAAGAAGGACGACGGGGAATCTGTTGATGAAGCGGCACTGGCCAAGTTGACCGCCAAGATGAACTCGCTGGACGAGGGTCTGGTGCGTCCGTTCGTTAGCCTCATCGGCTTTACCACGCCGGTCACGTTTGACGGATTGGTTGACTTCGACGCGGCCACCAACGGCTTCATAGGGCGTTCCTTGCTATTTGAAGAGAAGGAGACGGCCCCACGGTCGAAAAAGGGCTTCAAGGCCCGTGCCATGTCCGCTGGTATGGCGGATAGGGTCAGGTCCATCTACGCTGCGGGGTCGTTCGACCTCATCGCCTCCAAAGACATCTGTGAAGTCTCGCCACGGTTGCCGATCCACACGGAGCAGTCGGCTTCGGACCTGCTTGACGAGATCGTTGACTGGTTTGAGACGCAGGCAGAAGAGCACAAGGCCATGACAGGCTTGGAATCACTCTATCTGCGGGCTTACGAGCTTGTCGCAAAGGTCTCGTTCGTCTTGGCCGCTCCGCACGGCGTCAGGACCGTTGAGCATGTCCGCTGGGCCTATGCGTTGGTCAAGCGCGACATCGACGCCAAGATGCACCTTGTGGTGTCCAACAACGGCGACCACGGCAAGCAGGCTATGGCGCTTCAGTCGGCCATTGCCCACGCGGTCGGTGACGAGGGCCTCACCATCGGCGTCCTGCGCAACCGTCTGTCCCGCAAGTGGAAGCGCGACGACGTGGACAAGATGGTCGCCAACATGCTGGAGCGCGGCATGATCCACGAGCAGGAAGTCCCCGCTGGCAACGGAAGAACCACAAAAAAGCTGTTTTTGGCCCAGTAGAGTTCACGGATATACACGGATATGCAGGTTTGCATATCCGTTATTACCCTCTAACCTTTTGTTTTTCTTGTGTGTTTTTGGACGATTATGACGAATATACGGATATGCACTAGAGACATATATATTCTTCTATATGGATACTACTGATAGACAGATACCTAGAGCCTGGTTCACACCAAGAGAGAAGAAATATAAATATATAAATATCCGTATATTCGTTCTTTATATATAGATATGACCCCTTATTTTTATGGCTCTAACGCTTACGCACTTTTTTGCATATTCGTGCATATCCGTGCATATCCGTCGCAAAGCAAAACCCCCGCACATGTTTCCACGGCGGGGGTTTCCTAAATTTCCACTCTGGGGGGGTATGGTGGGGGGTATGGTGGGGGGTTGGGCGTCAACCAGGTTCGATGTGGGAGGTGATGACGCCATCGGTGATGTCGAGGCGCAGGACAGCGATGCGGTTGTGGCTCTTCTGGCGGTCAGCCTCCTCGCGGGTGTCGTAGCGGAAGATGGTGGAAGCCCCCTCGCTGTCGTAGATGTTGAAGTAGCGAGAGATGGTGACAGGTTTGTGTATGACACCTGCCACACTGAGAACGGACAGGATGTAATTTGCCTGCGTGGCGTAGGTGCTGTCGAGGTCAGTGCTGTCAAGCAGGGCGATCTCGATCAGGTCGCGGATGTCTTGGGTTTTCAAAACGGTGGTTCCTTTTCGTTGGGGGTTGGTCGCCACGGCTCGTAGGCGGTCGCTGGAGGGGGTGTTGGGGGTTTTGGTAGGGGTAGGACGCCCAGAGCGTTGAGGGCGTCCTGGAGGGGCTTAGGAAGCATGAGGAAGCACAGGGCGGTCAGAACACACCATGTCCGTGCGAACAGGCATCAGGACCGCAATGGCGGGGGCCTCAGAGAACGTGATGAGCGAAGGGTTCTGTCCGTTGTGGTGGACGAACATTGTGCCGAGAGCGCATTTCTTCGCAGCCTCTTGGTAGTCAGCCAGATAGGTGTAGTTGAAGTGAGCGGTTTCGCCGGAGGAGGTCGATGGAATGATCCGTGTGTAGTCAGGGAACGTGCCGTCAACCTCTGCCGCAGGGAACAGCAGAGTCTTGTCGTCGCTGGACAGGACGCCATTTTCCCACGTCAGGTGGTCCGACTTGAGCCATGCCGCAGAAAACTTGGGCTTGGCTATCCCGATGATCCGCGCATCGCCAGACATCTCGGCGTTTGCGTCGTAGGCATGGAACAGCCGATGGCCGTCTGTGGATGTGTAGAGAAGACCACCGCCCTTAGCGCGTTGCACTAACACGCCCTTCAGGTAGTAGCGTGTCTCCTCGGTCGAAACGAAGCGGGCAGCAGCAATGAACAGGGCGGGGTTGATGTTGCGAATTGTCATGGTGGTATCTCCTATCAACGGATTTCAATTACAGAGTCAGCGCGGAACATACCCCATTTTCCGCTGCGGGGATCTCCGCTGGTGTCGTCGGGGTTGGTCTCGTTGGGCGACCAGATCGCAATGTAGCCGTCAGGCGTACCGCGACCGGTCCCCTTGATCTTGGACAGAGGGCGGAACAAGCCGTTCTTGGTGCGGACAGACCCGTCCTTCTTCAAGAAGACAACCGTGGCAAACTTGGTGCCTTTGGCCTCAACCAAGGTGTAAACTGTGTTGATGTCGAGCATTTTCTAAATTCCTATCGTGGGGGTGTGGGTGGTTAGATGTAGTAGACGTTGCCGCCGGTAGTGACTTCGACACCGCAACGGGTCGTGGCGTAGCGGGGACCGTACTGGTCAACGTCGAAACCGATCACGCGCAACCATGCAGCAAGATCCTCGCCGGTTGATGGGATGTTCATCACACCCTTTTGGACCAGATAGTGCGTGTTACGACGAAGGCCGTCACGACGTTCTGCCTTGGCAGTGTTGATGGTGTTGCGGACGATCTGTGCTGCTGTGGTCATAAGTGATTCTCCGTTTGCTATGATGTGATACTACCGGAGATTTGCGGTAGGTACAAGCGATTTCTCGGTTAGTCTAAACCCAAGCCCAACCGCCTTGGTGCATGTCGTAGGCCACGCCGGTGATGTCCTGTTCGTTGAAGGTGTGTCCGTCAACGCAGAACCAGCCGTGACGGTGACCGAAATCAGCATCGTTGACCTCGGGGCCGTTGTGGAACAACGCTGCTAGCGTGGCTGCTCTGTAGGCAGCGTGGTTGGCTTTGGCGATAATCAAGGCTTCTGAGCGGGTCATAAGTGATTCTCCCTAGACTTTATAGGCTTTGTGATGGACACGCTTGTTCAGCAACTTGATGGCATCAGTGTAATCAAGATCCTTGGCGACAAGTTCCCAAGTGCGATGCAGTTCTCCAGCCGGACCAATTAACCTATTCCTAAGCACGAACACCGCATAGCCGCCCTCAAGGATGTCTTTTCCATGAAGGTCGGAGTCGCGACCAAAGGCATAGACAGCGTTCAGCTTGGACTTCACGTCCTTTGTCGCCGTGTTCTTATAGATATCAATGGTCATAAGTGATTCTCCTTTTGCTATGAAATCACCCTACCGGAGATTTTGGGTATGTGCAAGCGATTTCTCGGTTGGGGTTGCATATTGAGGTGGTGGAAAATATGATCGTATTCCGATGATAATGACCATGTAATCAAAAAGGATTAACGTTTTCAATGGGTAAGGAATCTCTGATCTCGCAGGCGAAGAAAAAAGGTGGGCGTCCACCGGGTTTGGCAAGCGTCACTCAACGCAATGTGCGATACGTCCAGAAGATGTTTCAGGAACACGCTCAAGAGGCGATGGAAACGATGCTGGACATCATGCGGGATGAAGAGGCGGACCACGCTGTCAGGCTCAAGGCAAGCAATGACATCCTCAACAGGGGGTTTGGTACGCCTGTGTCGACGCAGGTTATCATGCAGCTTGATGAGAAGGATAAGGGATCTGCTGTGAGCGGTGTGCAGATCGGTCAGGCATCAACGGATGAATTGCAGTCTGTCCTGGCGACACTGCAACGCTATCTGGAGGCTGAGAGCAAGACGGTGGACGTGACGCCGATCATGCCGGACGGCTATCCTGAGTCCTAATTTCCATCGGTGGGGTCATTTTCCATCGGTGGGGTCATTTTCCACTGTGGGGGTCACCCTTAATTTCCACTGTGGGGGGTCTGGCCATTTTGGCTATTTTGGCCATTTTGGCAGGCTGATCCAGGCGTTCCGCATAGAAGAACAGCGTTCCGCATAGAGGAACAGCCGACCGTTCCGCATAGAAGAACGGCGTTCCGCATAGAAGAACGGCCGACCGTTCCGCATAGAAGAGCAGCGTTCCATATAGAGGAACGTCGGGCATAGCCTGGAATCCTTGTTACTGGCAACCGACTAGGGCAACCGACTAGGGCAACCGACTAGGGCAATCGACTAGGGCAACCGACTAGGGCAACCGACTAGGGCAATCGACTAGGGCAACCGACTAGGGCAACCGACTAGGGCGGTTTCAGGATTCTAATGTGATGCAATGTAATCAAGCTGGGTTGCGAGATATACGAAAATAGGCGGTCGCCCTCTTTTCATATGAATCG